AATAAACACCTGGTAGAACTACTGAAGGTGGAACCCAAGTAGGTTTGTTTTTGTTCTCATCAAGAATCTTAACCCAAGGATAATATGTTGCTACATAATTACTATCTAATGTTTTCACATCATCAATAGCTCCTTGAATTGTTCTTCCGTATCTTGAACCATCTAAGATGAAGAATGCGTCTGCTCTATCTTCAATCTTATCGATTGCGTGGTTTGTTACACTTGGGTGATACTCGTGTATCACACCTGGCAATGCTAATAAGTTAATATCGTATTCATCTGGATTAGAAACTGCATTTATCGCTCTTTTGTATGCTACTGAACCACTTGCACTTGCACTTGATAAGTCAAATCCTTGTGTGTTGTTTGCTGCGATATTTGTTCCTTTTTTATTTTCCTTAGCTGGATTTGTTCCGTCAAAACCGCCTTGGAAAGGAACTACAAATTTCAATTGTCTGTGGTCTGAACCACTTAATGACAATAGATTATTTCCTGCAGAGTATTTTGTTCCTAATGTTGATGCGTCATCATTACCAAATGAATTTTCTAAACTCATTGTAACATTGTTACCGGTCGCTGTTCCTGTTGGTAGTGGTGATAAATATTGTTGATTATCAACACTTGCGAAATCAAAACCATAATATACATTTTGGTCATAAGTTCCACGACTATTTTTCTGTCCATTACCACTTGTTTGTCCAACATATGAAGCACTTGGCATAGATGCGTCTGAGTGTGAACCACTATATGAAGCACTTGCTGTTGCGATAAGATTTGGTTGTGATAACTTTTCAAATCCCATTGGAACCAACTCTTCTGAAATACCTGTTAAATTACCAAAATCACTAATGTAAACATAAGATGATTGATTTGGATAATCTCCGTTTGTGGTTAATTTTCCATCTGAATCAATTGTGATAAATCTATCACCAACTCTTCTTGGTAAATAGTTAGCTGATTCCTCGTCAAAATTCAAATTAGAAAAGTTTTCTAAAATTGTTCCGTCATCATTTTGACCTGGATTATTCACAATAACTTGTAAATCAAATGAACCAAAATCACTACCGGCTACATCAACTGGTCTTTTAACATTTGATATACCGATTTTGTATTTTGAATTCATATTAGTTCCGTGTGATATTGTTTTCACTTTAAACAAATCAGTTCTTGCGCTGTTTACTAATTGTGATTGGATAGCTGGTGTAGTTGCTTCATTAAAATCAAATGAAAAGTTTTCATCTTGTTGAGCACTACCTGTTGTTGCTATCTTAATTATATCAGTAGAAGCACCTGCATTTGTTGTATTTTGGAAATTTGAATACACATAAACTGCTTGGTTTGCGTCTTGTGGATTTTCACTAAACACTTTTGTAATGTAATTCGCTGAACTTGAATCAAATGATAATGTAAAAGCTGTTGTGCTTCCTGCATTATTTGTGTCAAGGTTCAATACAAATGAGTCTTTAGTTCCACCTGAACTTAATGAAGCACTTGCTTTACCATTTAGCTCTGTTGCGTCTGGGTCTGTTGCGCCTCTTGAAGGTTTTAGAATTGCTGCAACTCTGTGTCCTACTGAACCACTAATGGTTAAAACAACACTATCATTTGCATATCCTCCTAAATGTAAAACTCTCACGATTGTTACCGTTCCTGCACTTTTCAAATATTGTTTTGCAGTAAAAGGAACATAAAAATCTTGATTTTCTTTTCCGAAGATTTTTTCAAACTCACCTAAATTTCTAACTGCGGTTGGAACAAAAGCTGGTCCCATATCTGTTGGTCCAACTAATGCTGCTCCAATCTCTCCTATTCCTTCAGGTAAGAAAGATAAATCTTTTTCTCTGGTGAATACACCAGGGCTTACTATTCGTTCGGCCATTTTCTTTCTCCTATTTTACTATCTTGTAGATAATTATACTCTTATAAATATAATGTATAAATCTCAAAATGCTTTGATTGGGGTAAAAATATTACTCTGCTGGTGTAAATTTACCAGTCGTAATATCTAAATCACCCATACCATATTTTTTGGTCAATTGTTCAAATAAATTAGATTCATTTGCTTGTTCTTGAACATATTGAGTTTCTAAACGAATCTTTTGATTATGGATTCTCTCTAATGTTTGTTCAGTTTGTAAACGTTGAATTTCTAAATTACCCAAAGAATTTTGAATAAATGCGTAAGCATTTCTCAAATTTTCTAATGATTCCATTTCTTTTTTAGTAAATTTAACTTGTTTTTTCTTTGCCATTATAACTCCTTGTTGTATATAAATATAAAACTATTTGTTCAAACAATCACATTTTTGTTTGATATCTTCTACTTCTTTCTTTAATTCTTTGATTGATTCTATTAATAGTGGAACAATCTTTTCATACTTAACACCTAAGTATCCATTAGCACGAGTTGCTACAATCTCTGGCATAATTTCTTGAATTTCTTGTGCTACGACACCAATGTCTTTTCCTTTGTATGTTGATTGTTTGTCATTCCAAATAAATGTATAACCACCAATCTTGTCCATTTTCTCTAATGGGTTTTCAATCGGTTGTATATTGTCTTTTAGATTTCTATCTGATGAACCAAATGCGATAACATCTCCACTTGCTTCAATTTGAGAACCAGATATATTTCCTAAGAATTGAGCATTTCCACCCTCAGACATATCTAATTGTAATGCAGTTATGGTTGAACCACCATCTTGTCCTTTGAATAATATATCTTTGTTATTTATTGTTGATTTGATTATGAAGTCAGATGAAGCTATTTTGAATGCACCGAACTCAGTTCCATTATCTTTTAATTTAATGTCTGTTCCGTCTGCGTCAAGAATAATATCTCCTGATGAATCAAGTGTAAAGTCTCCTTCTGATTCTATTAATGAACCTGAAATTTTACCAAATGAACCTGTATCTGCGGAAATGTCGTGAGTTGATGATATATTTCCACCTAATATTTGGTTTCCACTTCCGTCAAATATTATTGCGTTAGCTGCACTTGAACCGGCTTTAATTGTAAGACTTCCTAATAGTTGTGTCATTCTACCAAATTCAGTTCCATCATCTTTGAATATGATATCTCCACCATCTCCATCAAGTATAAGGTCTCCTGCTGTATCAATACCGTCTGAACCTACTACAACTTTATCAAAATGTCCTACTGAAGATGTTAGATTTCCTTCAATATCTAAATAACTAAATGAACCTGAATCTGCTATTATGTTTGCACTTGCACTAATTGTCGAACCTGTAATGTTTGCGAATTCAACATTGGAATCTGTTTCTACCGCCTGTCCAATAGCAATATCATTTGCATTTACGGTAACACCTGTTCCTTGACCTACTGCTAATGTTCTTGTAGATGCGATTGTTCCACCACCAGTCAAACCATCTCCTGCAGTAATCGTTACACTTGTATGATTAATGTGTTCGTTTGCTACAAAGTTTGTTGTGGAATCGTGGTCCACCATTGCGGATGCTGATATAACACCTGCTCCCAATCCAACGATTGCTGCTGCGGATAAAGAACCACTAACATCATCAGCTATTTGTGCCGAACCAGATAATATACCTGCTCCCTCACCGACAATTGCTGTTGTTAAACTACTATTAGAACTTGAACCAGATATGATTCCTGCTCCTAATCCTACAACTGCTGCTGTTGAGAACGAACCACTAATATCATCTGCTAATTGTGCCGAACTTGATATTAGAGTGTTTCCTAATTCTGACTCTGCTGTTGTGATTCTTGTTGAGAAACTTGCACTTGGTGCTACGAAAGACCCACTTACATCAGTAGCTATTTGTGCCGAACTTGATATTACACTATCGCCGGTGGTTCTTAAAACCGTGGCGTCCACCGCAAAACTTCTGTTTGCAGCTATCGTTCCACCACCTGATAATCCGTCTCCAGCTGTCAATGTTATTGATGTGTGGTCAACGTGTTCATTTGCAACGAAGTTTGCCAATGAGTCGTGGTCTATTGTTCCTTGTGTTGCAGTTCCAACTAAACCTGTTAGGTTTGTTGCTTGAACTGATGATGCGGAAACAACATTTGCGTCTAATTGTTGGAAAGAACCTGATTTATATCCTAAGATATTTCCTAAACTACCACTAATGTTTCCACTACCACTAATATGTTGGACATCAAATATATCATTTCCGTCCATATCTAAATCTTGTGTTGCTGTATGATTACCCATATCATCACCACCAGCGACTGCTGATGCAATTGAAGCTGATACATCTGTAATATTAGGTAATGTAAATTTACCCTCTACTTCTAAGTTATCTTTAACATTTACATTTAAGAAAGAACCACTCGCACTTGCACTAACACTACCGACTACTTCTAATGCTTCTTTTGGAACAGCGACTCCTACACCAAGAACACCAAGAAATGAACCAGAAGTTCCCAACACATTACCATTAAATGTTGTGGCTGCTATTTGGTCAAAACCTTTTATTCTTCCACCACTACTACTGATGTGTCCGTTGTTTTGTAAGAATATGCTTGCCAATGAAGCAGTTGATGTATTGAATATGTCTGTTGAACTACCACTTATAGATAATGAACCTGTAAATTGGTGTGTATCATCTGCTGGTGTATCACCAGATATGGTTGAACCACTTCTAAATGAAGATGTCATATGTGTTACTGATGAACTAACGATATAATTCTGAGCTGTAATATCACCTTGTGCGACAATATTACCTGTTGTGTTTATGGATGCAAATGTTACATCTTGGTCAGTTCCCACATCTTGTCCAATCGCTACATCATTGGCATTTACCGTAACACCTGTTCCTTGTCCCACCGCAAGAGTTCTTGTTGATGCTATTGTTCCACCACCTGTAAGACCTGCTCCTGCGGTAATCGTTACTCCACTATGGTCTATGTGTTCGTTTGCTACGAAATTAGCCAGACTATCGTGGTCAATTGTTGCTTGTGTTGCTGTTAAAATTGTTCCGTGAACATTTGTCGCCTTGATGTGTGGAGCGTCAATGTTTAAAAATGAACCACTTGTGCTGGCACTTATCGCACCTACTACCTCGAGTGATTCTGCTGGTGTGGTTGTTCCAACACCTAAATTTATGTTAAATGAACCTGAATCAAATCCTAAAAAACTACCTCTACTACCACTAATGTTACCACTCGCAGTAACGTGAGTATTTACTGAACTTCCTAATTGAATAGTGTCGTCACCAGCGTTAATATAAAGTGCTTTACTATCATTAGTCGTTTCAATTCTAAAATCTATATCATCACCTTCTTCATTAAAGGTTACTTCACTTACCGTATCTTCAGTAAAGTCAACGAAATTCTTACCACCAGCTGTAATGTTTACATCATCATCAGTAAATAAAATTCTCGTATCAGGGTCTCCTGCGTGAGCAAGTCTACCACTTATATTTAAATCACCATCTGATTCAATTAAACCAAATGAACCAGTAGATGTTGATGAACCACTAATTTTACCTGTAAATTCAAATCCAGCTGTAAAAGAACCACTAATATCAGTTGCAATTTGAGCTGAACTTGATATGGTTCCGTCGATTGAACCTGATACAATACCTGCTCCTAATCCTACGATTGCTGCTGCGGATAAAGAACCACTTATGTCATCAGATATTTGAGCTGAACTTGATAATATAGTATTGCCTAATTCTGTTTCAGCAGTGGTAATTCTTGTTGAGAAACTGGCACTTGGTGCTACAAACGACCCACTAATATCGGTTGATAATTGTGCTGAACCAGATACTATACTTGCACCTAATCCGACAATTGCTGCTGCGGATAATGAACCACTAATATCGTCAGCTATTTGAGCTGAACCTGATAATAAGGTATTTCCTAATTCTGTTTCTGCGGTCGTTACTCTTGTGGAAAAACTTGCACTCGGTGCTACGAATGAACCACTAATGTCTGTGGATAATTGTGCTGAACTTGATACAAGTGTGTTTCCTAATTCTGTTTCTGCGGTCGTTACTCTTGTAGAGAAACTGGCACTTGGCGCAACAAATGAACCACTAATGTCAGTTGCGATTTGAGTTGAACCTGATAATAAAGTATTTCCTAATTCAGATTCTGCTGTTGTTACTCTTGTAGAGAAACTCGCACTTGGTTCCACAAATGAACCACTTATGTCTGTGGATAATTGTGCTGAACTTGATACTGCGCCAGCGAAAATTCCATTAAAGTTTGTTGCTGTTATATCACCACTTGCACTTATGTTTCCACTTGCGGTAATGTGTCCACTTGCACTTACATTGATATTAGATACATCTATACCAGTGCTGGTGGTTTCTAATTTTTTATTACCTGCGTGATATAATCCAACATTGAATGCTTCAGAATCAGTTTTTAGAAGAATGTCGGTATTTCTATCCATAACTCTAAAGTTAACTCTATTACCACCTTGATTAATTGTAAAAGGATAAGGGGTAGAAGCATCTTTTTCCATATCAGCAAATCCAACATCACCTGCTTTAAGTCGAATTCTATTACTGGTAAAGTTTATAAATGTAGTTTCATTACCTATATGCTTGATGTATTGTGCAACCTTTAAGTCTCCGTCTACCACTGCATTATTATCAACATCTATATGTTGTAATGAACCACTATTACCAGTGATTAATCCACTCGCACTAATATTTGAACCCGTTACATTTGTAACCGATAAACTATCTGTTAATTGTTTTCCCTTGATATTAGCCATATTTCTCTTTTATTTTTCCTTACTTATAAATATCTATGAATTAAATTTACCGAATCCTATGACCTCATCATCTGATTCTAATGAGTATCCTAACTCACTTGTATTTAATCTTAGTTCTAAATTTGTTGATGTCTTTTGAACTATTTCCAAAGCATCATTTTCAATTAACATTCCGTTAATAAAAAACATAAAATCTTCCTCACTTGTTGCACTCAAACCTGTTGGTGCAGAAGCAGTCACTGCTGTAAAACTTGAAGTATTTGCACTTGTAAAACTTCCTGTATGAACAAATGACTTTCTATTGTATGTGTTTTTATCCACAATACCTGTAGCTGTAAAAAATTGTTTAGTGGCATTTTCAGTTGCTAATGCAGTTGAACTTCCGTCAGCTAATGAAGTATCATTTGATATTTCATTTATGGTGTATCCATTTAATTCAAATGAACCTGTAATGTTTGAACTACCCGATACCTTATGAGTATCATCTAAACTATCACCAAATCTACTTGAACCACTTTCAAATATGGTTGTTGAACCTGTTACACTTACTTCAAATTTTCCGTAGTTTAATTGTCCATTTGTGGTCATTGATGTTGCGTTTACATTTTCAGTAACCACTAAACTACCTGTATGACCCACTACACTATTTGAACTACTTATAAATCCGTCACCTAAAAACAAATTACCAACTTTTATCGTATCGGAACTTACAACACTATTGAAAACTACATTTGCAGTGGTCCCAACATCTTGCCCAATACTAATCGTGATATTTTGGTCATCTGATAAAAAAAACTCTCTCGTGGTAAAATCCACTCCGTTTCTTACACCATTAACTCCTGTTCCTAAACTTATTGTTATTGGTTTTTTTAATTGAAATTCAGGTGCACTCATCACTACTCCTATGAATCAAATTTACCAATACTTAAAATCTCATCATCACTTTCTAAAATATATCCAATACTACCTGTATTAACGTGTAATTCTAATGAACTTCCTTTTTGTTGTATTGCTAATGCATTATGTTCCATATATTGTCCATTGATAAAGAACACAAAATCATTTTCAGTAGTGGAAGTTAGTCCAGTTGGTGCGGAAGCTGTTACTGCCGTAAAACTCGCTGTTGTGGCATTTGTTATACTTGCTGATGATTTGAAAAAATTCTTTCTTAAATA